CTATACTGTTTTTTTACGGAAAATAGAGTTATACCATTTAACCGTTTCTTCCTGTTCATTCAGAGCATCAGTTGATGATGAATCACCTACGTTGCCCGTTACCAGATCAGAACGCTTGGATAAAATAATCTTCATTACTTGTTCACGTTGTTCTTCATCTAAAATGTAGCTTCCCATGATCGTTGCTATATCGCCCTCTCCCCGCTCATAGCGGGTGATGCAAGCATGAGCACAAATACGCAATTGAGCCTCTGTTAAAGCAGTCATAGTTATGACTTCACCTCTTTTATATAAAAATTTTTGCTATATATAATAGTCAGTACACGTTATTTTCCTGTGCTACCAAGCATGAGCTGAGTCAGCATTACTTCGAGATCTGCAATACGCTGCTTCAATTGATCTGTCTCACTTGGCTGTTGCTCTGCTTTTTGTGTTAGTTCCTTAATCGCTTCGGCACTTAATCCTTCACTCCAGAACGTCGTTGGGTCTCTTCGTTCTGGAGCCGTGAATGTCTGAGCAAAATATACAGGTTCATCCCCGCGTTCGTTTTCCGGCTTGTTTTGCCATTCATCATGCAGCTTCTGAAATGCTGCCTGAGATTCCTTGTTCAACTGCTCATACGCGCCCTGTGCTTCTATCATTTTTTGGTTATATTCCGCTTCATAAGTCAGCCAGCCTTGGATATCAAAACGAGGATGATATAAGCCTGGCGGCACTGGAATTGCTATCGTATAACCAGCAAGGATGCTTTCTGAATTGGTTCCATTTATGGTACTAGAGCTGCTGTTAGTATGCTGATAGGTGTCTAGCTGCTGGTTTGTATCAGATAGCGTGGGCGAAGATGGAGTATAAAAAGGGACGACACCTGAAAAGGCATCGTCCACCAGCTCGTCCTCCAGATAGAGGCCGTTTGTATTTACTTTAGGTACTGCTTTCATGTGTTAGACCTCCCCTAAGATAAGACAAACTCAACGAAAATGTTAACTTGATTGTTGCTACCAGCAGAAGGTATCACATTTCCGTTTGTGTCGATAATTAAGACTGCAAGCACATCCTGTGTGCCGCTGTAAGACTGGATAGAAAGGACAGTGTATTGGTTGGGTCTATACTCTAGGGGTAACTTGAAAATAGCCGACCCAATAGCCCCGCTTTGTACACGCATTCTGATCTGAACTTTGTCACCCACACGTCTATACTGTGGTGTAATCTGCCCTGAAGCCACCCACCCATTAAGCAACGTAGGCGTAATCCATACAGGACTATCCTTGTCAGCCTTCTTGTTCTCAACCACCGACAGGCGCGTGTTAGCTTGCTGAACACTTTCCACCAAGTCGGATAAAAGCGTCTTCTCGTTGGCTGCGTATGATCCTGAAAATGCAGACTTAGGAGACGGCATAAAGGCAAAGTAAGACACGGTATAGACGGCGGTAGCTTCAAAATTGCTTCCTTCCTTTTGCGCCAGCGCACCCGCTGTAGTCGTAGTGTTAGGGTACAGCATCCATTTCTCAGGCCGTGAGTTTCGGTAGATACCAAAAAACTTGTCAACCCTGTAGTTCAAAAGCGATTCCTGATACCCTCCAGGGCTACCGTTGTTTATGTTCCAACGCTTCGTATCCGTCTCTTGATACAGCTTCGCTTTTTCGCGCAGCACAATCCCCGTACCTACTTCAACCTGATTATCTCCCTCGTTAAACGCAAGTTGACCCTCGGATACAATTGGCTCCACAGTGGGCGTTGCGAGTTGGTATACAAGTTGGTAAGGTGTATAACCTGCATACGATGTCTGAGGTGCGCTTTGAGTGTAATTAGCGGCACCCACACGTTGTACCCAATACTTAGTGCCCGTGCCTGTCCATGTCGCCGTTGTTGCCGCTTGCGCCTGTGCTGGCGTTATTGTATTAGCGTCATACGCCTTATACCCATAAAAGTAAGCTTTGATATCGTCGGAAGTTGGAAAGTAGCTGTCAGCCCATCCGCTATCGGCAAGTGGGATAGCTATATAAACATCTCCACCCGCATTTACGGCGTTTGTGTCGGCTGTGTTGCCTGTACTCCCTTGCGGTAATAGCTTGCCGTCAAATTTAGTGCCAATACCACTTGCAGCTAATGCACCCGCCGCCAGTCCTACCACTTTTACCTGTCTGACTCCAGCAGATGCAGCCGCATCACCAAGTACCCACGCTCTGTTACCATCAAGCGTCAACCCTTGCCACTTCTTAGACTTGAAGTATTGCCCGTCACGCTCAAATACCGTATCTGCATTTGCGCCTGTAACCGGATCGGCGTACAGGTCTGTTTGCAGTGCCAACATGGAATCTTCGCGCGTCTTGAATGGTTTGGGACCGCTGCCGATGTTGAGCATTATGTTTTCAAACACGAACGTTCCTTTAGCTCCCTCGGCGTTGTTATTGAGAAATACAATCCCCATGCGATAACAATTAACAGGCGTCTTGATCGTAGTGCTAAATAGGTCACTGATAACAGATCCGTTGACATCGTAGAACACTACCCGTACGTACGTGCCTATTGGAAAAGTGCCTGATATTTTGTAGTTTGTATTTGGCGCACAAGGGAATATCACGGAAGAACCCTGTTCCCCTGCCGTGGCCTTTAGTTGTAGCTTGTACGGTTCTAGAGCAATTACGTTAGCATGCAAATTCCATTCATAAAATGACGGTAGTAGATTTTCTCCGTACCGAATCGCATATGGATTACGTACAGGCATTACACTATCCACATAAGGGTATTTGGTGTCAATTTGATCGTCGGTCATCGTTGCTAATGCTGTGTATTCAGTTGCAGAAATCTCATAGATGCGCATAGCCTCAAAATATGAATACTGTCCTTCAGCACCCTGTATTCTCAAATCTATGTTTGAGGTCACATCGCTGGTAGGTGCCACCCTGAACCAAGACGTATTAAATCTAGACTTATCCGTAACTGTCGTTCCTTCCTGAATATCCGGGGCCGATATTCCCGCATTTGTAGAGTTTCCTACTTTTACCCTTGCGATTGCAACATAATATTTTCCAGCCAGGAATTTAAAAGCGCTATAAAACCCAACTCCAACTGTATATCCCGATTTAATCGTTACTTTTAATGAATTAGGCATTATTCCCTTATTCGAAGTATCTAGCTCTATAACGGATTGATACGGCGTTATCCCCGTTAAGCTACTCAAGTTTCCCCATCTTCCCAACAAATTCACCAACGTACGCCCGTTCAGCCCCGTCAGCGAAAACGGAGATGCCTTTTCCGCATGAACCATCTGCACCCCAGGTTCGAGAGTTACCGCCTTACGCTCCGTCGTATCCAGACGCTTCTTGATCGCATTCACACCATCATTCACATCACCTGCAAAATCATCTACAGCGCGCCAATTTTGGTCCAAATACTTCTCCAGATCAAAATACGTGGTTTTGGGCGATGTGCGGTCAATTTGATTTAAGCCAAGATTTGGTGTTTTTTCGCTTGCCATGTTATGCGCCACCTCCTAAATATCTATCCTGTGTTGTATGTTCATTTTCATAGACGGTCATAGACTCGACTTCAGCAATGGTCAGGTAGCGTAATTTGTACTCCACCGCCATGTGAGCGGGCTTGATCTCCTCAATGGCTGCTTTAAGATCCTCCACGTTGGGCGGAATCCCAATGGTATCCATAAATTTGACCGTAAATCCCCATTCGGCGGGATGAAAAGTGACTTCTACCGTGCCTCCGTCATACGCTTCAGCTACATTTTTGACAAGCCGGCCGGAAAAAGTTCCTGCCCCTCGCAGCTTCGATTCCACCACCGCACGTCGTTGATCCAATGGCTTCGCCAGGTCGGTTTCGATACCCAGCTCCATTTCCCAGCGTTCCAACCCCCATGTGGCGGTACGTACGAAAAACTGTCCCACCGTTGCATCCATTGCAAGATACAAAGCGTCCAATTCGCTTCCTTTAGCATCCATATCGGAACGCATCACACGTGAGGTTTCATAATAGGCAGGCAAATAGGAAAGCAGCTCGCGTCCCCGCTCGCTGCTCATTTGGCCCATTGCATCTTCCACTATCGTTACTCGATTAACAAAAATATCACTACGGTTTTCATGTTTTCCCTCGTCAGGGTTATTCAAAAACTCTTCAAAACTGTTTATTCCGTTGTTACTCACTGACGTTCACCGTCCCCAGCACTGCCACCTGACCTGATCCAATCTCAATATTCTGATTGCTCTGTCCATTGATTTTCAGTTCAGAAAAATCAATAATGATCGGAATGTCCAGCAGCACAGCAGAAATCCGGGTATATCGTACCAACGGGTCTTCCTTGTAAAAAGCAAGTTGCTTCAAATACGTCCGCACACCGCTCTCGATCAGCTTTTTGATTTCATCCAGTGTGGACGGCTTCTCTTTGGTACGCTGTACCTTGACTGAGATGTTAATCTCCACTTCTGCCGCTGGCATGATCGTCACCACAGGGCCCGCTGGTGCCAGCCCTTCTCCTTGTCCATCCTGAGTCGGATCAATATACTTCTGCACCGCAGCCACGATATCCGGGCTGGCCGCGCGTTTATCCGTATCCAGCACATATAACCCTACTGTTCCCGGCCCTTTCCAGAGCGGAACAACTTCTACGCCACCAACTCCAGCAATCTCATTCGCCCACTGGGTATACTGCGCCTTGTTGCCACTGGTACCCTGGTTCCGCACCTTGGCATAAAAACGCTCCAGCAACAACTGGTCGCTCTCAACGTCTGTACCGCTTTTGGTTTCCTCCGTATTGATCACAGAGGCGACCCCGCTAACCGGGGTTGCCATCACTTGGATGACACCCGCAGGCACATTACTGCTGCGCCCGGGATTGACCGCCCGAATAGTCGCTTCCCCGGCACCTTGTTCATCCAGCGTGACCGATGCCGTGGTCGCATACTCAATGGAAGCTTCCCCGGATACATCATCTGCCGGGGTCGCCACCAACGTTCCCGCCGGGACGGTCGTTCCCGCTGTGCCCGTAAACGTGACCATACCTGAGGCAGCAACCGCTTCTCGCCGTGTCACCCCATGCTCTGCTGTCCGCAAATCCAGCTCTGGCGAGCGAAAATCCGGGTTGTCGCTGGCTGCAGTGCTGGCAAAGCCACGTCGCAGTAGCTCCTGCGCCCAGATTGCCGCTTCGGATAGCATAAACGCTACCGGCGCCTGTGCATCCCAAATAAAAGAGCCCTCGGACTTATCCATGTCCGAAGGCACTTTTTCCAGCATCCGATTTAAAATTCCCTCTTCCGTCTGGTCTACCAAATATTCCGGCAAGTCTGCCATTAGATCACCACACTTTCCACAATTTCTGTTTCATCTCGCACGTTCGTAATCTGGCAGCTAAAATGGCACGCCTCACCTTCCCAGCGAAAAGTGAACTGATCCACACTAGCCGTACGTGCATCTGCTAGTAATGCCTCCGTGACCATGCGTTTAATTTCGCTTTCTTGCACACCGTGCCCATAGCTGCTGCCAATTAGCTCATCCAGCTCACTCCCATAGTCAGGTGAATAGATCACATGCAGGTAGCGAGGAGTGCGAATCGCTTTTTCACACCACTGTACCCAGGCTTCTTTCTCGCCTGTAGTCACGATTTTACGGCTAGGGCTCATAACAAACTCACCAGCTTCAAAATCAAACCGCCAGCTTCGACCAAATACTGCACGGTTATCCTCCAGTACATCCGGGTTGGTCATATCCGTGTCTGTCCAGATCATATCATCCGTTTCGGGAAACAAATTAGCCACGTCCATTCACCACCTTGCATACGACTACCACATCATTGCCGCTATTCACCCGAACCGCCAGTACACGATCTCCGGGCTTGAGTCCTTCGTTCAAACTGAGATTCACATCCTCCAGCTCGTCTTCCCCGATATAAAAGGAAGTTTTCAGCTCTTTGCCTTCCCAATTTTCCGATTCCACTGCGGTTGAGGTGCCTTTATACATATGGCGTGGTACAGATAGCAGTCCCGGCAACTCCGCGACCAGATAATCCTGAAGCTCATGTTTAAAATCGTCCAGCTTGAGTCCCGTGGAGGTAATCGTGCCTAATACCGCGCCCACTCCACTCAGTGCTTGCTTGGTATGCTTATGAAATGAAGATTGCAGCGCGGTCGCCAAATGCCCGTAGGGGTCCTTATTCAAGGTAAAACCTCCTTTTTACATCGTCATACGTTCCGAGCTCCAGCGACATACTGCCGGGGTTACCTAATTCCCTGCTCACCGAAATGACCAATAACTTTATGGAGCCTAACATTACCGCGTCTCCTGCTCGAATCGTGTTCATATCCGGTGCATTTACCGATATCGTTTGTTGTATGCCTCTCAGCTTACTTTTGGCCAACTCACGTGCTGCTGCACCAGACTTGACTTCGTCATCCTGCACGATCACCTGAAGTGTCCCATATTTGGCAATGTCCTTTTCCTCAAGCGCCATCACCTTGGACGGTACCTCATTGCCTGATTCACTGGCAGCCGTAGCCAGTACCTTCACTCTCGTGGCCGCACCTTCCAGCGTACGGGATTGAGTTGTATCCGTGACTCTCTCCAGAGCATACACATCTTTGTTCGTTCCCAGCTCGTACAGCTCCAAGCCGGAAGAAATCATCCGTGGATGATACAGCTTCCCCCCCGCCTTTGCCGTTTCGCGCAGATCTCCCAGCATCATAGAATAGATGGACTGTGTGCGGTATACGGCGCGTCCCAGCGTTTTTTTCGTATCTGGCAATAAAGCGATTTTCAGCTTCCAGTCCCTAGCATACTTCTGAAAACGCTGAGTAGCCGTCTGCTTGGCAGGAAGTAAATATTCATCCTCTGACTTGTCCAAATACACCGTACGGTCATATAACGTCAGCGTCATACGTTTGAGCCCGTTGTTAGAGGTTTCCACTTCCCAGATCACCGCTGGAGACAGCAAGGGGACATAATCCTTTTTGCCATAAGGAATCCCACTAACCCGGATCGACATCCCTGGAGAAATGGGCGGCATATCCGACGTAACGACCAGATTGACCGTGCCCTGATAGGCGATTTGCTCCAGCGAATCCCTCAAATTAATGTTCTCCACGAGAGGAGATAAATCATATTTATCCTGTAAAATGACTTTGTAGCTCATGATAACACCAGCTTTTGACCCGGTTTAATTGCATTCGGATTTTGTCCAATGACCTTTTTATTAAGCTGATAAATACGACTCCATTGCGAACTGTCCCCCAACTCCAGCTTGGCAATTTTGGACAAGGAATCACCCGACTTAACCGTATATGTTTTTTTCTTTTCTTTCATATCTGTGCGAGGTTTTTTGTTGACCGCAGCCGTCTTACTTCCCGTGACGCCAGCTTTTTTGGCAACTTTCATATCACTCCAGGTCCGCAGTGACAGATCAAAATTCACATCCCCATACTCGCCGCCGCGAAAGGTGGAATTATGGGATGCCACAATTACTGGCACATTCACGGCTGTCTCCGTGATGATAAAACGCAGCGGGTTTTTAGATAACAAAAAGCCATTCAACGTGTTCATGGCCTCCTGCGGATCAGGGATATCTTCATATGTGCAATACGCTGGATTGTATTCTTTCGGAAAAAAAGAAGAGAAGGAGATTTCCTTCACCTTCTCCCCTTGTGGGAAGTCAAACTCCCCATAGGATAAAATTGTCGTTGTATCAAATCCCTTTTGCCGTGAGATCGTCACTTCCTCAGGGTTTACTGGAAACTGAAACTTTTTCCCCTTACCATCCGTCAAACTAAATTCCATCTCTTTCCTCCTTCCCCATTGCTACCATCTACTCCATTACATAGCTCCAGCGCCTGCTGGCTTGGTATTCTGCGTTGCACGCAAAATTTCAGCTTTGAGACGGTAGCCAATTTGCGTAATAAGCCCATCCACATCCAGTTTGTTCTCATGTACAGTGACCTGTACAGCCCCCGCAGGAAGATTGAATTGGTTGGTGGTTTCCGTTTTAAAATCCTTCAAAAAGCCAGACAGTGTTCCCATTTGTTCAGGACTGATCTGTACTACTTGAGGAGTTGGATTGCCATTGGCCTTGCCTTTAGCTTTGGCTCCATTGTTTGCATGAGCCGCAGTATTCAGTAGTGGGTTTGGATTGACTCCCTGGTTAGCTATAGCCATCGGTCCGTAAGGATTAGGAACACCTTTTACGCCTGGTTGCGGAGGTACGTTTGCAACTGCACTAGCACTATAATTTATAGCCATAGGTGTTAAGGGCTCAAATGACTTACCTAAATTCGAATGAGGTGGGATTGCTGGTTTAGAGGTTGCTGGTTTAGGAGCTTCAGGTGGCTTAGCTGGCTCTTTCTTAGGTTCATCTTTTTTACCAAAAGAAAAGAAATCAGAAAAGCCTTTACCAAAATCTCCAGCCTTATCAGAAAGCCAGCCTGTAACCTGGGAAGCTTTTTCTCCAAGGAATTTACCAGCGGACTTCGCTTTGTCCATCATGGCTGGACCATAATCTGAGACTAATCCACCAATTTTCCCACCGACAAAGTCTCCCGCCATACCCCCAAGTGTAGAACCAACCACAGTACCAATACCCGGAAGCAAAAATGAACCGATAGCTCCGCCTAATGCAGAACCAGCAGTCCCACCAACTGTGGAACCGATAGCTTCTGCACGTTCTTTACCAGAGGTAGCCTTCGCGATGTTCACAATATCCATTCCATAGCTTAAAGGTCCCAACAGTTTTTTCGCTCCACCTTTTAGAAGGTTTTTGAATAGGCCTGATCCGGCTTCCTCAGCTGCACCAGCAGTGCTTGGGTTTATAATGCTAGAAGCGGAGCTAGAAACTGCATCTATAGCAGCACTGCCACCGCTTTTAATATTCCCAATTATTCCACCGCCGCCTTTAAAAACATCCATCACCCCTTCTAACATGTCTCCAGTGCCACCGAAACTTTCAAGAACTTCACCACCAGCCTTCCCCAATGCCGCCCTGTTTTCCCATATTTTCCTTGCACCATTAGCTAATTTTTGCCTTCTTGTAGTTCCTCCTGCTGATTTAACTTTATCCCACTCAGCTCTAAATACCCCTCTTTTTTCCTTTAATTCAGAAAATCCCTTCATTCCTTCGCCAAACTTTTTGACACCTCCGAGGGTGTCTTTGAGATTTTCAAAAAAACCTTTAGGCTCTTCTTCTTTTGTTTCACCACCGAGTTTCAGAGAGCCTAACTTAGTACTCAAATCCGCAATAGCAGCCGTATTGGCCTCTACAGCAGTAGTATTTGCTTTTAAAACCGTACTCAGATTGTTATCAGACTTAACCGGACCTGCTTTAGCAGTGCCGCTATTTACCTTCACATTTACATTCCCCGAGGCGTTAATAATCTGGGATTTGACCCGGTTAATCTTGTTCAACAGATTATCCAATCCTTTGGAGGCCATATCGTTCAGTACAATTTCCGGGGCCATGCGGGTACGTCCAATTTTCAACACACGTCCTTGAATCCGCTCAAAATAGCGTTCCATTGCGCGCAATTCTCTGTTCGCCTTAATGACGTTTTTAGGATCAATCACAAGGTTCATGCGGTAATTTAATGCTTCTGCCATCTATCATGTTCACCTCCTTGTTTATGCTTTTGAAGCTGCTATGCTATCCATTTCCTGTTCGGCAAACGCCAGCAGCAGCATGCGCTCACCGCGGGGAAGCCGCCAAAAGTCTCCGGGGCGGAGGTGGTGCCGGACCCACAAGTGGTACAGCATCGTCGTCATTCCCCCGGAGCTGATTAGTTTTTTAGATCAGCAATCTCAACACCAAAACCGGACAGTTCCAGCACCTTATCCCCTACTGCATCCAGTTCACCCGCCAGCAGCATACGGCGGACAGACTGTTCGCCACCGGACAGCTTCAAGCGGCTTGTAATCCGTGGATCGCCCCAACCGTTAAGGGACAGGCCCTTCACTTCCAGCTTTCCAGTAGCTTCCGAAATCAACAAGGCGTTGAACGTTTCAGTATCTACCTTCTCATCCACTGCACCTTTCACAGTCCGTCGAATCGTGCAGCGTTCACGAATGCTGTCCACCTTACTGGAGGTCAGGCCGTGCAGCACAATTTTCATGTCGAGGCGCTTGATGCGGACCGTTTCCTCAGGTAGTTTTTCAGCAGCTTCAAACAGGCTGTCCAAAATTTGTTCTTCTGTCATATTCTCATTCAAGCTCATAAGTCATTCTCCCTTATTGTTCATTTGTATTTGGGGAACGGAACGCTTGACAGCATCCCATCCCCCGTCTTCCAATTTAGTTTGCTACAATCGGATCAAGCAGCTCATAACCTTCAAAGGTGAAGGTCGTTTCTTCCTGTACTTCTTCTCCTGCTGTCCAGTTGGCCAGTTGGATTTTGTCAGCAGTGCAACGAATGAGACGAATACTTTCATGTCCGAAGGCTTCTGGATCATCCAATTTAGTAATAATCTCAAAACGGTTAAAACCGCGACGAATCATATCGGATGTGACCTTGTAGCCACTCATTGTTCCCGTCCCTTTTTTGATACCGCGCTTGTGCACCTTCCACTCATTGCCCACGAGATTCAGCTCGCGTTTTTCCATTTCCACGCTGGCTTCCAGCTTGTTGATATTCGTCTGCCACACCCCGTCCACATGCGCCTGACCATACGTACCTAAAATGACTCTTGAAGCATCCAACATTTCTTTTTCCTCCTCAAAATGATTCATAATATAGTTCGGGATTTCACAAAATCCTCGTTGTTAACAAGCTACACCATTTCTGCTGATTGCCTGCGAATTGCTTATACACGTAAAATGCTTATTTATTGCACGTAAAATGTGCCGAACAGTTGTTCCATCACGTCGGTGAGCTTCACGTTCCATTGCAGGAACACTTGATCTGGCTCCGGTTTGATGACTGGCGCATCGCCGTAGTAAGCTGGGTCGAGAATGACATCGTAGCCGTCTGCTTCGATGACGTTGCTCAGCGACAGCTGTGCCAGGTATTCTTTGATTGCACCGATAAGCGCCAGACGACCTTCCACCGTGTTGTTGATTTTGCCAATGTAAGTCTCTTCGGCTGCACGCTGCAAGTCAGCGTTAATAGCGTCCATAACGCGGATGGAACGGATTTTCTTCCATGCGTTGTTTTGCCCAGCAGCCGGGTTCACCAAGCTGTTGATGCCACGAAGCGCTTTGACCTGACGACCATCGAAGAACAATAGGAAGACACCATTACGGACTGCCTGCTCCTGCTCGGAACGTGTCCAGCGACGGGTCACATCCTCAAAAGGCGTAACCGCATACGTCGCCGATTGATTCAGACGTTGGCCTGCAATCAGCCCGGCTACATAAGCAGCCGTTTGGGCGGAACTGTAGTCCGTACCTGCCAGACGTACGCCTGTACCGACGTTCACGATACCTTCATGGTTCAGCGCCAGGGAACGTGCAGAGGCCAAGCTGACGGCTGTTTTGGACACATCATCTGCCGCAGAACCGCCGAATACAGCGATTACGCCTTTACCTTCGTTGCGGACACGCTTGATCCAGGCAGCAAAGCTTTGCAGCAATGCCAGATCAGCTGCATAATCCAGAGCCAAGACATTAAATTCCTGTCCTTCAAGTGCCTCCTGCATCGCGATGTAATCGGCATTAACCAGCTTGCTATTGCCGCTGTTGCCGCCAGTGAGGTGTACGCCGCTGACATCCACCGGAATGCCGCCGTCGCCAACAACCTCGGCCTTCACCCATACGTTTTCGCTGTTCTCGTTCATGGCCTTGGCAATAGAGGCTGCTGTACCGTCACTGCCTTTGTACGTGCCGAGCAGCTTGGTTCCTTCATAGAGGCGCACCTCACGAGCTTGCTCATCGCCCAAAGTTGGCTGTACAGTTACAGCGAAACCATTACCACGGCTACCTGTGTACAAAGCCTTCAGACGCAGCACATCCGCCGGGGTCGCACCGCCGCTTTTCAGCGTCACAGATGCTTCAGCAGCTGTATCATCTGCCAAACGGTAGGCTAGCAGCTTTTTCGGACCGCCCAGCAATGCCAGATACAGCGTCGAATACGCGGTCGCACCGTCCAGACTGTCACCCGAAAAGATTTGGCTGATTGCCGTTTCACTGCCGATCTCTACAAACTCACGTACAGGGCCCCAATTCGCCTTAACGGGTACAACGACCGTACCACGTGACCCACCTTGAATTGCTGAAGCTGCTGCTGCCTGAAAATTCATATACAAACCCGGCAATACCGGTTTATTCGTGTTTTCCCATGTTCCGCCTGCCATAATTAGTCCACCTTCGCTTTCATAAATTGTTCGATTTTAGTGTGTGCTTCTGCTACCGTAAACAGCTTGTCCTGTGTGCCAAAAAAGGCGCCTGCCAGCACTTCTTCTTTCACGGAAAACAATTGTTCTGCGTGCTCCTTTAGCTCCTCCAGCGTATAGCGAGGGCCGCTTGCTTCCTGCCCGGAATGTACCGGGGCCTTCTCATGATTTTCCAAGGTCACTCGGACCACCTCATTTCAAAATAGGATGAATTTCCACTCTGCGAATCAACGCTGCTTCCTCAGCTGGGCGCATACGCCGCTGTACCAGCATCAGCCGAAGCTGACCGTCTAAAATGGCATCTGCCTGCAAATCAGCTGAAGCTTCAGCTGTAGACATATAACGGCCTTTGTCCTGATCCAGAGGAAGCTGGATTTGAGCGGCAAAGCCCTCGATCAGTGCGGAAGCTGCGCGGTTTTCTTCAGTGGTGTCCGGGGCGGTAATATGCCCGATGAACCGTTTGCGCAGCTCATACATGGAGGCTCCCGCCATCCTAGTTTCGCAGCCGCTCATCCGCCACAGTACCGCGTGCCGTCCCGGCTGTGCGGGCCAAGCGTCGGCGTATACCGACCACGTTTCGCCCAGTTGCTTCTGCGTCCAGCGGACCAGCGCGGCCAGCCACTCTTCCGGCTGTGTAGCACCGTTTGCTGGAACGGCCGAACCACCTTCCGTCTCAGGCACATACACGCCAAAACGCAGCGTTCTATAGGCCTTGCCCGTAACAGTGTCCAGCTTTTCTGCATCCCGCACACCCAAATAGTGCGCGGTAAAAGCCGATGTGTCCTCACCTGCACCTGTCACTGGTTCCCGGTGCAGCCCGGCAATCAGGGCATTCGCCCATACATCAGCCTGCGCCAGCCCGGCTTGTCCTGCGTACAGCTTGATGCGAACAACCTGCCGATAGCCGGCCCAGGAAGACTTCCAGATTTCCTCGCCCAGCGCCATAACAGCATACGGCTCCTCTGCCGTCTGCGACGGTGGCTGAACATCGTATACACGCCCTTGTAGCGCTGGAATAATTTCAATGAGCTTTTGCTTAAAGGCTTGTCTCATCCTGCGGCATGCCACCTTTGCGTCCCCTGCGTTCGCATGTTGTGGCTATTCAGCCAGGCTTTTTTCCACTTTCGTGTTCTCATCCAGCGCAGCCTCGTACTCATGCATTGCAGCATCCCTTGCTTAGGCAACACGACTCCTCCTTTCTGTACAACGAATTCCCGGGAACCGACAGAGACGATCACCGCATGAAAAAACCGGCCCTAATGGCCGGCTAACGTTTGACTGTGTGTGTCTTCGGTATGTCCTCTTGTCTTGATTCCCGATGATATAATCTTACACCCTAATAACGAATGCGTTGCCGGGGAAATGGACGATAAAAGCAGAGACTAGGGATGATGTTGGGAGGTTTTTAGAGAACATTTGTTCCTATTATAAAAAAAGGCCTTGATCCCTGTTATTACAGGAAATCAAGGCCTTTTAGGAAACCATTTTAAAATAGAAATGAGAACAAGTGGATAATTATTACATTAACCCAGTTTTCGATCCGCGCCCTTCTGCAAGCCTGCCAAATTTAAAACGCCTTGGTCCGCCAGTGCAAGCGCCATTTTGTAAAAAGCACGCGTACGAAGCTTCGTGTACGTATCCTTGCTGACCGGAGGGTCCAGTACGTAATTGTAAACCTTGTAATCAAACACATCGTCATCCTTTAAATAACGTTCACGGATGAGCAGCTGTTCGCGTTCATTCAAGCGACTCACTACGGCATCCACCATTTCGCAGTAGGCCAAGCGGGCGGCAGGAGCATCTACATTATATACGGCTGTCCGGGCCGTTGGATCGCTTGTCACATTCGTTGGGCCGTTCGGGCGATCCGTATAGCCAGCCGTAATAAAGCTCTCCCGATCCATAAAAGTAATCGTTTTATAAATTCGGTATTTCTCAAACACACCCTCCAATGCATTCTGCGTTTTGCGACGGTCCAATTCGGGTAAGTTATTTCTCATGTAAAGCAACACTCCTTATCTTATGCCTTTTGACAATGATGTATTTTTAAATGAGGATTTTGCACTTCGGAGCAACTGGTATCGAATTTTGCAAATCCTGAAATAGAAAAACGTTCGTGTTTACATTGTGTTCCCCTTTTGTTCGTATCTTGAGTATAACATAACATTATTTAGGATAGGTATCCATCGTCAAAAAAAGCAGTATAGCTCTAAAAACAGGATATTCGCTTTATTTTCCTATGCCTTTTGGCATATTACGTGCTTTTACTATTTACCTAATGGTATAATAAAACTAGTATCTATGATTCTCTTGCAGAAAGGAGCCCCCATTGTGGAACAGCCAGCATTCGGAACTTACTTAAAACAGCAGCGTGAGCACAAGCAATGGAGCATCAACCAGTTGGCAGATGCTGCAGGTATAAGCAATTCACAAATTTCCCGCATTGAAAATGGACTGCGCGGAATCCCCAAACCCTCCACTCTCCGCAAAATAGCGGACGCGCTTAGCGTATCCTATACCGAAATGATGAAGGCCGCCGGATATTGGGGAGATGATGATTCAATGGAGCAAAATCCACATGAACTTTATCGTTCTACTGTGCCGGAATGGGCAACCTCCAAAGACCGCCGGGATTTTAAAAAAATGCTGGAGGAAGACGACGAATTAATGTTCGATGGCATTCCGCTGGATGAAAAAGACCGTCAACGGATCAAGGACGTGCTGACAGGTCTGTTCTGGGAAGCCAAGCAGATGAACAAACATAAAAAGCCCAAAGAGCCCCAAGCGGGCAAAGATCAGGGATAG